CATCAGCTCGCCGCCGCCCTGAACGCTGCTGACCAGGTTCAGAATGGTGGAAGCCATGCCCTCGGCATCCTGCTTGATGGTGCCGGTCATCTTGCCCTCGTTGATGAGCTGCTTGGCAGAATCGGTAGCGTCAACACCGAACACGGGGATGGTCTTGCCGTCACCAGTGTTGTAGCCAGCGCCCTGCAGAGCAGAGACAGCGCCCTCGGCCATGCCGTCATTGTTGCAGATGATCAGCTCGACCATGTTGCCGTTAGCCTCGGAATACTCGGGGAGGATGGTGGCCATGTAGTCGTTAGCAGCCTGAGCAGACCACTTGCCGCCCTGGTCAACCAGGTACTTATCGGTAGCGGAAGCGTTGTAGTAAGCCAGCTCGGGCTTGCCAGCGGCAGTCAGGACAGCGTTAGCGTCCTCCACGCCGAACTGAGTACGGGCCTCAGCCTCAGCGTTGCCTTCCTGGCCCTTGAACATCACGTAGGAGATGACGCCGTCGCCGTTCAGGTCCACGGTGTCATAGTTCTCCAGCAGATACTCGCCGACCATCTGGCCCTGCATGTGGCCGGCCTCGGGAGCGTTGGTGCCGACGAAGGCGCACTTCTCATAGCTGTTCACAACATCGTCAGAAACCTCGCGGTTGAAGAAGATGATGGGGATACCGGCGGTCTTAGCGGCCTCAACAGCGTTCTGAGCGGCATCGGGAGAGGAAGTCTCAACGATGTTGACGATCAGCAGGTTAGCGCCGTTGGAGATGGCGGTGTTGATCTGGTCGGTCTGCTGGGCCTGGTTGCCAGCACCGTCATAGTTGGTGTAGTTCACGCCCATAGCCTTGAGCTGCTCATCCATAGAGCTGCGGACGCTGGAGATGTACACGTCAGAGTAGTCATAGTAGAACACGCCCACGTTCAGCGCGGCGGTCTCCGTGTTCTCAGTGCCAGAGGTAGAGGGCTGCTCCGTGGTCTTGCTGCCGCAGCCGGCCAACAGGCCCAGCATCATGACAGCAGACAGGAGAATTGCAAGTGTCTTTTTCATCTTAGTTCCTCCTCAAGATCATTGATCATCCGTTCAAGGCGGTCAGGCCGCCTTGCCGTTATGATGCTATTGTATCGGCTCCCTTTTGAAAAAGCGATAGAAAAAACTTCGCTGATATAGGAAAAAACTCATGGACTTCTTGGTATTTTCATAGAATTTTCGACGTAATCGATTGCGGCAATTGTAAAAAATTCCAATCAACATGTTTCGACAAGGGCGTTTCCAAGCCCGCAGGCCTATACCCCACTCCCGCAAATGAAGAAACAGCCGCCTTCATTGAGAAAACGGCTGCTTAACATATTGAAAAAGCTCTTTCTGCCCGCTGCGGAAAGCTCACTGCTCTATTGACAGGCTCTCAGGTATTGTCCCGGCTGATAGGTTCCCGGACCAGCAGCCGCAGCAGCGCCTTGCCGTTGAAGGGAACCAGTGGATAGAGATACCCTTTCCCAACTAAAGGCTTTGTGGTGCACAGCAGGACGAAGATCCCCACCACGCCCAGGCAAAACCCCCAGACGTCAAAGACCGCCGTCACCAACAGCAGTGCCACCCGCAGCAGCTTGAAGGCGTAGCCCAGCTCGTAGCTGGGCTGGGCGAACCCCGCCACGGACACGAAGGCCATATACACCAGCACCTCCGGCCCCAGCCATCCGGCCTGCACGGCAAAATCCCCCAGAACCAAGGCTCCCAGCATGGAAAAGGAATTGGAAAGGCTGTCCGGTGTGTTCAGGGATGCCAGCTTTAATACGTCGATGAGAAATTCCACCACCAGAAGCTGACTCAGCAGGCTCAAGGACACCGGCTCCGGGGAAGACAGGAAGTTCAGCCACCCCGGCAAACGGTTCGGTTCGCTGACCATGAGATACCACGCCGGGGTAATAAATAAAGAAAGGAGAAATACCGTTACCCGCAGGACCCGGAGATAGGTGCCAACCAGCGGCGGGAAGTAATAGTCGTTGGATTCCTGTGTGAAATCGAAAAAGCCGGTGGGCAAAATCATCACAGAGGGGGAATTGTCCACCATCAGGACGATGCTCCCCTCCATGATGCTGGCCGCCGCCGCGTCGGGCCGCTCTGTATAGCGCACTTTCGGAAACGGATTGTACCATTGTTTAGGCCGAATGGCCTCTGCCAGACTTTCCTGGGCCATGGAGAGGGAGCGGACATCCAGTCCCAGCAGCTTGCCCCGGAGCTTCCGCAGCAGGTCCTGATCCACCCTGTCATCCAGATAGCAGAGGACCGCGTCATTATGGGTGCGGGAACCAACCTTGTGCCCCTCCATAGTGAGGTGCGGGTCCCGGATGCGGCGGCGCAGCAGCGCCATATTGGGCACCACTGCCTCTACAAAGCCGTCGTGGCTGCCCCGGAGCACCTTGCCGTCCGGCGGCTCGTGTACGCTCCGGCTTGGGTAGCCCTTGGCGTCCATCAGCGCCACCCCCGCCAGTCCCTCCACCGCCAGCAGGGATTTTCCCAAAAATACGGAGGTCACGGCGTCAGATATGTCAAAGGTGACGTTGGATTCTGAAAAGGTAATATACCGATCCAGAAAATCCTGCATTTCGGTGAGGCCCACCACGTTTTCCGGCTTCAGTGTCAGCCAGAAGGCCCCCATTCGCTCAAGGATGCTGTCGCTGCCAAAGCCGTCCACCACCCATAGCCGGGCCCGCCGTCCGCCGATCAGGTAATCCCGGCTCACCATGTCGCAGCTGCGGCCCACGCCTAAAAGGCCGTCCAGCACCCGGACGTTTTCCCGGTAATCATTCGAGATTTTTTCCATGCGATCCCTCCGTTTCTGGAGGTAGTATGTGCCGGGAATCAAATTTTATGGCAAAAAGGAACAGACCCACAAAGGTCTGTTCCTTTTACATTTTATAATGTTATGCCTTCTTCGGACGGACGGCCCGGAAAATCAGGCCAATAACCAGCCCCAGGATCGCGGGGCAGATCCAGCCCAGGCCGATGGTGGCAAAGGGCAGCGCCTTGCCCACAGTGTCGACCAAGCCATTCACATGGAGCACCGCACGGAGATGATCCGGCAGCGTCCGCAGCAGATCGTAGAAAGCCGCCACCAGAGTCAGGCCGGTGACCCAGGCGTACACAGCCCGGTCATGGTCAAAGAAGTGGCCCAGCAGCGCCAGCAGGATCAAGGTGATGGCCAGAGGATACAGGAACATCAGCACCGGCACAGCGTAGGTGATGATGGCGGTCAGGCCCACGTTGGCCAGCAGGAAGGAAATGCCCGTGAACACGAACACCCAATTCCGATAGGACAGGCCCTTGGGGAACATCCCCACGAAGGTCTCCGCGCAGCTGGTGATAAGGCCCACCGCCGTTTTCAGGCAGGCCAGCGTCACGGTGGCAGCCAGCACCAACAAGCCCGCCTTGCCCAGATAGTGCTGGGCGATCTGCGCCAGCGCCGTACCGCCGTTGGGAGCGGCTTCCAGCGCGCCCCGGCTCCAGACGCCCATCAGCGTCACCAGCAGATAGATCACGCCCATCAGCAGGCAGCTAAGAATACCGGAGCGGACGGTGGTCATGGCCACGGATTCCGCCTTTTCCACACCCAACCCCTGAATCACCTGCACCACCACGATGCCGAAGGCAAGGCTTGCCAGGGCGTCCATGGTGTTATAGCCCTCCAGAAAGCCGGTGAAGAAGGGCTGTGCGGCATAAGCACCCTGAGGCTCCACCGCGCCGATGCTGGTGGTGGGATGCAGGATCGTCACGAACACCATGATCGCCAGGAACACCAAGAAGCATGGCGTCAGGACCTTGCCTACATAAGTAAGGATCTTGCCCGGCCGCAGAGAAAGGACCAACGTCACAGCGAAAAACAGCAGAGAGAACAGCAGCAGGTAGAGCCAGCTTTTGTCATCGTGGGGCAGGATCTGCTCCAGACCCACGGTGAAGGAAGTCGTTGCGCACCGGGGAATGGCGAAAAACGGCCCGATGGTCAGATAAAGAGCGCAGGTAAAGAAGAACGCATAGGGACGGCCCACCTTATGACTGAGGTCAAAAAGGCCGTTGCTGCGGCTGATGCCCAAAGCGGCCACGCCCAGCAGAGGCAGGCCCACGCCGGTGATCAGGAAGCCAAGAACGGCCGCCCACATGTTCCGTCCGGCCACCTGTCCCATATAAACCGGGAAAATCAGGTTTCCTGCGCCGAAGAACATGCCGAACAGCATACTGGCCACATAGATGTATTCTTTAAAACTCAGTTTTTGCTTCATGGATCGATTTCTCCTCCTCGTGTTTCTTCCCTCAGAACACTGTAAACCCTAAAACAGCTCTGCCGGTTGGGAAGCTGCTTTGCCGCCTTCCGTTCGACAGCAATCGCTTCATTATAGCATCTGAATAGCTGAAAGGCAACTGAAAACACATTTTTCAACAGACCGCTGTGGCGTTTATCATTAAGTGCGAAAGAGCTAATAAGCTCCGACGCACTTATTTTTTTACGCAGAAACGGAGGCGAGGCTATGAAATACGAGTGCTTAAAGCTCGAGGAGCGGCGGATTATCGAGGAAATGTACGCAAAGGGCGCAAAGCCGGGCGAGATTGCCGAGCGTGTCGGCAAGTGCCAAGCGACCATATACCGCGAGCTCGAGCGAGGCAAGACCGGGGAAACGGACTCCCGCTTTCGTCAAGGGTATAGCGCGGCGGTAGCGGAGGCTCGAGTAAATCGGTCGTACCGAAATAGAGGCCGTCGGAAAGCGGCACAGTAAAAAAGGAGGTTACTCATACCATGAACGGAAAGACACTAACGGCGGAACAGTGCTCCAAACTCTCCCTTTATATCCTTATGACGACCAAGACCCGCGAGGGCGAGGCGGAGGCATGGGAGAAGCTCGCAGAGGAAAAGAAAGAGGACGGCTCCCCGAAATATATCCACGCCGCCGACAACGCGCAGTTTTGGAGAGAACTCGACGCAGACCTCCGCAAAATACCTCGGGATTTGGAGGGGTAACTTTGAAAGTCTATGCGTCGATTTCCGGCGGTAAAGACTCTCTCGCGGCTCTCATAACGCACATGGAGCGCGGCGGTCAATGCGACGGCGCTATTTATTGCCGGATAATGTTCGACGACGAGACGAGCGCGGAAGTGCCGGAACATGAGGAATGGTTACATAGCAAATGTTTTCCGCTCCTCGAGCGGGAGTATGGGATTAAGACGCAAATCGTCCAAGGGAAATACACCTATACGGATTGCTTTTATAAGCAGTACGAAAAGGGCGGCAAGGTCGGCAAAATATGGGGATTTCCATTTTTGCGCGGCGCATGGTGCAATACCCGGTTAAAAGTGAGGCCGATACAAGCGCACATAAAGACTCTCGGAGAGTTTACCGAAATCGTCGGAATTGCCGCAGACGAAACAAAACGTATCGAGAGAAAAACGGTCGCCGGGAAAATCCTCCCTCTCGTAGAGTGCGGCATAACAGAAGCGCAAGCGTTCGACGTTTGCCGGTCGCGCGGGCTCCTCTCTCCCGGATACAACGGAGGCCGGGAGAGGCTCGGGTGCTGGTTTTGCCATAACCAGCGCGTCGGAGAATTAAAACGCCTCTATTACGATTACCCGGAATTGTGGGACAAGCTGGCAAAGCTCGACCGCGACAGCCCGGTAACATTCAAGCCCGGGAAAACACTCACGGACTTTGGTCGGCGCTTTTCGCTTGAGGGGATGCAAGAAAAATTATTTTAGGAGGTTACTCATACCGTGAACAATTTTCAGAGGATAACGGCAAGCCGGGAGGCGCTCGCGGCGTTCCTCGGCACTATCCCGGCGATTGAAACGCCGTGGGACGATGCTTTTCACCGGATTTATTGCTCCTCGTGCTCGGCGGCGGATTGCGACGACTGCCGCCGACCGGAGCGGGATAGCCCGCTATGGTGGCTCGGCCTCCCGGCGGCGGAGGCAGAGAAATGAACGCCGATTTTTCCCATACTTGCGAGGGGTGCGAGCACGTTGTTACGGAGCCGTGGGCGAAAGACATTATCTCCTATCGGTGCTTTGCCCCCGGCAGATGCAAGGGGCGCGTCGTTGGCGTGAAACGCTTTGACCCGTATATCCCGGCATGGTGTCCAAAACTGGAAAGGAGCCGCGAGAATGGATAAAACGGCATTATTGAAGAAAGTCCGCGCACTTGCCGAGCACGGAGTCGGCGGCGAGGCCGAGAACGCCGAAAAGCTCCTTGCTCGCATGATGAAGAAATACGGCATTTCGGAGGAGGAGCTCGACGAGGAGACTCGCGTCCGCCACGACTTCACATATCACGGCGGGGAGGAAAAGAAAATCCTCCGGCAAGTGGTCTATAAGGTCACGGGCGGCTACGCCTACGAGCTCGTATATACCGCGAGTGGGCGCAAGGTTAGAACTCAACTCGGCGCGGATTGCACTCCCGCCGAAAAGGTGGAAATTGAGTATCTTTTCGATTTCTATAAAAGGCTTTGGGAGAAAGAAAAGGACGCTTTCCTCGCGGCCTACATTCAAAAGCACCGTATCTTTGCAATACGCACAGACGTAGAGCCGCAGGAAATCAGCCGCGAGGAGGCTCTCAAAATGGGGGCTCTCATGCAAGGCATGAGCGACGAAAGTCCGCTCCGAGCTATCGAGGCGGGGAAATAAAGGAGGAATAACACAATGAGCGAAACGAGTTCGAGAGTCCGACTTATGGCAAACCTACAAGCCGCCGTCGCGGAGGCCGTCTCCGGCACAATGGAGGAACGCGGGCGCGGCTTCGCCTCTGACCGTGAGGCATGGGCGGAGCTGAAAGAGTGCATCGAGCGCACAAAGCAGATGCACACAGACATTGAGAAAGTCCATAAAGAAATGTGGAGCGCAGTCAAGGACAGGAACGAGGACGCTTTCGCCGCGCTCTCGCAGGAGTTCGAGCGGAGCTCCCGTATTCTCGCCGAGGAATGGGCGCAAACGTCCGCCCTCGCAAAAATCGCCGTTATCAGCGAGTCGAACGATTGAGGAGGTCGCACAAATGAAAAAGCTCTATTCTAAGAAGCTCGGCGGCGAGGCGTTCGCCCTCGACGCGGCGCAACTGGACATTTTGAAAAAGGCCGGTTATACCGTGCCGAGCCCCGAGGAGGTTATCGCAGACGCGGCGGCGGTCAAAATCGAGCCGCCGGAGGGCGCTCGGGCGTATGTCGTCTTTGATTTCAAGACCGGCGCTTTCGCCGTCCGTACTCGGACGCAGACTCTCACCGATAACGAGGTCGGCGGCTTCGTCGGCGAGGTCGTCTCGGCGGCTATCTTGAGTAATTTCGTCGAGCGGGCAGACCCGGACAGGCCGAAAGGAGCGGCTCAGGCGGCTTCGGCGACGGCCTCTCCCCTCGTGAATATGCTCCGAGCCGCTTTCCTCCGCGCGGCGAGCGATAAAGCTCCGGTGGCGGACAAGCCCACGGAGGCGGCAGATACGCCGGAGGTCGTCGAATGATTAAGCTCGGCGACTGCATCACGGTAAAGCCCGCGACGTTCGACGTTCCGGGCAAGGACGGCAAGCCGAAAGCAATCCCCGGGACAGTCGTCTACGTTCATCCCGCCGGGCGATATTGTGTCCTCGAGTTTGACGTAGGTAGACGCGAGCCCGTGACTATCCGAGAGAGCTTTCAGCTTATCGACGGGAGGGTAGCAGAATGAAGCACGAGCAATCAGCACCGGCGGGATACCGCCCGCGCTTTGCCGGGACGATGAAATTATACCTCGTCCGTCACAAGGAATACGGCGAGCTCACCGTAAACGGCGTGAACAAATACGAGGCCGTACACGCCGCCGCCCGCAAGTGGGGCGTTCGGTGGACGGCAATCGCCCGGGAGTGCGAGTATATCGTGCTCGCCGAGGATACGCCGGAGGGTGGCAGACCATGACGAGGCAGGAGCGGCGGAAACGTCGCAGACAGCGCCGCCGCCGGATGCAAGCCGG